GCGATTAAAAAATGGCTACCTACGTGGGATGCCGTGGAAATAGGCAGAATAGCCGAAGACACCATTAAACGCATCTTGAAAGACACGGTACGGAATACACCAACAGCCATAACTCAGTTACGGATGCAAATGGAAATTCCACCAACAAAAGACCAAAAAGACGTATGGAGTCACAACCAGCAATTCCAAGAAGCGATCAAAGAGTTTTTATATGCAGAACACCGCATGAATATTGGGGAGGTTATAAAAAAAGCAGCCGGGAAAAAAGCAGCCGAAAAAGCAGCTCTTATTGCGACAGCAGAAAAGGAAATAGTCCTCAAAGAAGCAAAACGATTGATAGCTTGCATGACACCATCTATACGGACTGGCATGGAACGATCTTATGGCCGGAAACCCTATGTTGAGAAAGGGTACCCTGAAGCTTAATTAGCTCAGGTAAAAAGATTCTCACGAGTTATTATCAAAATAATTTGAAATTAAATGAAAAAACTGATTTTTAGAACTATGTTTTCTATGGCCATATTCTTCGCAGGGTATATGTATTCATCAGGAAAACGGCAAATAGTTCTATCGGAGGACTCACCCAAAGAGAAAACCGAGAAAGTAGAAACAGTTTTAGCACGGGGGTTTAACCCATCTTTTGATTTTGACGAATTCTTAAAACTTCGATGGCTTAATGTTACTGTCGAAAAGAATTTGAACGAAATAGTCGTTAATGCAAAACAAATAGATTGGTCTCGGCCTCGATTTAAGATTAATGGGATCTGGGATACTACACCAGACTCACAATTCATAGAACTAGAAGACTTTGAAAAGTGCCCATTCCTAACTGAAACCGAGTTCGATATCTATGTTAAAGCTTATTGGGCAGACGCTCAATCCTAAGAAATGACACAACAAATGCAACTAATTCGTATGCTAAACGTGCGATTAAACAATTTGCTTAAAGCAAGACAGGCAGTAATTGGTATATTGGACACGTATGTCCGAGGGGATATATTCCTCGAAAAACCATTACAAGAATCCCTGGCCCGACTAAACGGTCAAATATTAGTTAAAAAAAATGCAATAAACAGTGTCGTAAGTAATCTTCCAGGATATAGTATGTGGATACACAGAAAAGTGTGTACATTATCTACAGAGGAAATTAAAGCAGGCTTAATTGATATTTCATTGGCAGAAGATGAAAGTTCAATGTTAAACCTAGAAACAGGCGTAATTGTTTCTAAATAAAATCGACCGGGTCAACCGGCACCGCAGGCAAAGCGGTTTCAATCAGGCACTCGTTCACTCATCGAACCAACGAGTTTAAAGAATCAAAGGGAGTGATCGAATCATAAGCGTGGAAAACTTATAGATGGAGCAGCAGCAATTCAAACATAATTGTAAGCGGGCCAAATAAATGAAGATTACCATAATATACAAGTAAACTCTCTTTGAGTGGGAAATATATTAGAGATACGTAATTAAGCGACTGGGGACTGCCGCATTATAAAATGTCCAAAACGATGGAAAACTGATGGTAGACGTCCTTGTCACCATAATCCTTAAATGGAGAAACGCGTAAAACAAGGTAATGGTATCTATACCTAATTAAAATAGTCACAGGTTTAAGCTTCTCAGTGTATCGAGAAGTGGGTGTCCAGGCCTCCCGAAGGTGCCAGCCCAGGCAAGAATAGAACAATCTAAAAGCCGTAGTTATGCTTCTATAAAAAGCAAGCCATGCTCATGGATAAAAAGAGATTCCGAGATAGACACGCGCTGAACGGAACAGTATAAATGTCGAATATAGATCGCAAAAGCATAACTATGCAAGGTTATACAGAAGCACAATAGATCTATAACATTAGCTCCCTACACCGCAATAGCAGTGATTAACCCATGCAAGATGGAAGATTAAAGGAGAACGTAAAATAATAACTATTAATAGAATACATAAACCGGCTAGTAATGCGCGGGGTGGAAATCCAATAGTTGAAGTTGTCTTTTTGGCAATTAAAAAACCAAAGGCCCATGGACCTAGATAGCGAACATATCATTATATTACTGGTTTTAAAATGAATGAAATAATAATAAAAACCAACAACCTAGTTATGCTTTCAAGGTTAATCGAAAGTTGTCCGTGCCTATACTAGTAGATAGGAAACGCACGTTGTAAGTGTGGATAATGAACGGAAAGGCGAAAGCCGAAACTGGCGAATTACAGTAATAATATGCAACTTAAACATGGCTAGTTAGGAGTACGACCTGCCAGACAGGAAAACTTCAAACCCACGATATTTGGGAAAAATTATATCATCAGTAAAAGAGTAGTAAGCTTTTACAGCATATTAGTACGTTCTCCTATGTCTTAGGATGAGCAGAAGGAAGCCGGAGGCTATTCAATCCATGCACCAGAGGATACTGGATAAATCAAGTGGAAGGTCAAACACTTAAAAACCAGAAAATAAAGAAATGAAGAATCATTCGATACAAGACGATAAGATAAACATTTCAATACCAAATCCGAAGTTTAGAAACCTGGTTCTCATAGAAGAATCAGTCCTTAATAGGAGAAGGCCCCAGAACAAGCAGGTCCAAACTGTACACAAAGTAGGTACTCAAGAATATGATTACTTACCCCTTGCTTATGGAGATATAGAAGGTCAGTCACTAAATAGGATTTAAAGAAACAAATTAGCAAACCATATCATTAGTAACTCAAGATTCAAGACTTGATACAATACAGGATTTTAGAATACCATAACCTCATTTGTTATAGGAGCTAATAAAAGATCCGTTACGAAATCTTTCAAAATATGTTCTTCGCCTTTCTTCGATACAAGAATGGCTTTTTAATTATAAATTATCAAATATTGACGGCTATTATATTTACTAAACCTATGCGGCCAATCGCAGAAAGTAGAACAGTGACACATGATAAATATAACTGGAATAGATGGAGTAGCCCATTATTCACCAACCGCTTTTATTTAAAACAAAACGAGCGCAATTAGAATCGTAAATTCGATGTTGTAGCACTCTGAGGTACAGATATCTCATATCGACATAAGGATTACATGCCCAACTCTTTGGAGAGTAATGGGTCCAGGAAGAGAGTGTAACTCTTCACTATTAAATTTATTTTACATGGTCGGAACAGATTAAACTCTCAGTAAGACCCAATTAGCGTTTTCAAAACACAGTAAATAATCAATATTAAAACACATAAAAGAAAAAATGAAAAATAATAAAAAAGTAGCTCAGCGGCTTTTCGCAGGCGCAACAATCTTCAATTTAGTGTCAAAACCAGTAGATATAAATCACAAAGCAAAAGACAAAAAATTGCGTATCGAAAAACTCGCTATCATTTGCATGCCAAAAGCACTCGTTGTTAACGAAGTGAAATTAACACATGCTCCAGGTGGAGCAGAGATTCTCATAGTAAACGGAGGTGACAACAAAGTCGCTTTTCCAAGTAACTACAAATTTGTGGAAGACGGAGGTAAATTCGATTTCGAAACAGAACCAGACGCATATTTCCCATCTTATGAAGAAGCAATCAATATTGCTAACGCAGCAAACGAAAGCGAAATTGCCCGCTTAACAGAAATTCGTAACGATCTGAACAATCAGATCAAGTGCTTAACCGACGCAAACAAGGCAAACATTGCCGCCTTGCCGTTGTACGAAGAAGAAGAAGACTAATCCGGGTTCGCAAGAACTCTTAATTCATATTCAATATGGATAAAAAGACAAGTCTGACAGATATTGACTTACAGCGTTTGTCTGAATTAGTTAATACCTACATGAAACCATCTGAGCGTTTTTCAATAAACGGAAAAGGTGAGGTATCTTTAGTAATTAAATCATGGTGGGAAAGAGTCTTTAAACGGAACTCAGAAGATCATTACGACTTCCTAGAAGTGGTAAATGTGATTGCTAAAGGAATTATGGATGCAAAGGGAGTAATCCCTTTCATAGCAACTACATGCGAGAGCTCTATTGATATATTGGTTGGAAACAATGATCGATCGGTAGTTATTGCAAAACTCTATACAGCTCATATAATAGACGAAGACCCTCAAATAGAGGAAGCAAAAATTATAGGTCAAAAGGTAACAATTGACACAAGACAAAGAATGCTTTCGCCTCATGAAACTATTTTCAGAAGTGGACCTAGCGCAAAAGAACTAAATGAAAACATCTGCGATCTATTAAATAGCAAAGGAACAAGAATTGTCATAAAAGACAGAAGATAATATTTTAATTTAAATAATAGATATTGTAACTTATTGATGGTTAACCCCTGAAAATTCAAACTGTATGCATCCGGGTAACTCCAATGGATAATTACATCAAGTATGATTTCAATATATAAAAAACAATATTTATTATGGCTTAGAATATTAGAAAGAAAATATAACGCAGCACTAACCTTAAACGGAAGGTGCTGCTTTGTCCTTTCAATTGAATAGGTAGGATGAAACCTATTATTCAACACGGGGAGGTTGCTTCAAGTCAAAAAAATAAACAATTAGTAATAATCAAAACTAAATAATTATCAAAATGACAGCACCTACTAAAATTACACCTGAAATATTAATCGCAAAACGAGAAATATTAATCGCAGAAATCAAAGCCTCATGGAACCTTATTATAAACAATAACGTGTTCCCAATAGGACTAATGCCTCTATATAACTTAGAAGCAATCTACGAACAAATCAAAAAAAATGAAATCGAATTAATCGAAACAAAAATAAAACTTCAAGCGACCAATTTCGGAATAACAGATTTGAAGGATATTCCTAAAAATAATGCGTTTTACTCAATCTTTTTATTGCAACAGATCAAAGAAAGAGCAGTAAAACTGGCAATGATCCCAACGAAGAAAGAGGAAACAGAAAAAATTGCATTCACACGCAAATTTATTGATACAGAAATTGAAAAACTAAATGCAGAAAAGATTGCATTAGAAGCATATTTATTGAAATTCAATGAAATGAGCGAAATTAACGATGCAGCATAAAAACAAACAAAGAAGTAATGGTAATATATACTAGAATAAGTATAATTGGGTTCAATTCCCAAGCTTTAACAAAAGACAGATAATTTAAAAAAAGAGCAAATAGAGTTCGTTAGCTTCATAAGGGTCTAAAGACTGGTGTTGCGTTACAGCATACAATTATAATACAGAGACTCGTAATCAAATTATTATAATTAGCTGGACAGTCAAGCGTAAAATCAGACAACGAGGCGCCCACGAAGCGCCTACAAGTTTGTAACTCCAAATTATCTGTCACCACATTAACTAAGAATATCATGAAATATTCAGAACTAACAATTCATCAAAAAATAAATTATAAAAACTATCTATTATCATATGCTAATTTTAATAAATCCAAAATACTCGAAAGAATATTAACAGACGAAATTAAAATATTAGAAACAAGAATAAATTGCCCGCTTGGAGAAATATTATTGTGTGGAAATAGAGAAGAGAAATTCATTTTTTATGAATATAAAAGAAAAAGAAAAAATGAGACCAATTGAAAGAATAGATGATTTTTTAAAGAAAGTCGATTGGAATGACCTGTTATACAACAGATGGAAATTGGATAAAGAAATTTATTACGATAAAAAAATTGCATATGCAATCAAACCAACTGTTCCGGAATATTGGAAAGAAAATCCAGACCAACGAATAGGTCAAGTACTTATAAACATGCAATTAGTGCCAAATGATATTATGATATGGCACGCAGAAGAACCAGACATTTTAATGTCACAAGGAATTGCACTAGAAGAATGTTTATATTGGACTTCAATGTACAACAAAGATGAAAAAGTATTAGACGAGCCGATAACAAGAAAGGTTAGCAGTTTGACTAAAGAACATATCATAAGGATAGTTGAGTTCATGAAAGAACACAACGGGAAATTATCTCCAGAAATGGAGCAGGCTTTCACAAATGTTTTAATGAAAGAATAACAGAATATCTCAAACTTTATCACACCACATTTAACTTAAAAAGTAAATAACGATGCTGATAGAACTAGATTTAGAAGAGGCAAAGCGCCTTGGAATTACAGTAAATCAGATTATATTAATCAGCTTATTAATGAGTAAAACTCCTATCAGACCCCTTTTGGATGTAATCCCATTAGATGAAGATGATATTAATAATCTGATAGACAAGGATATACTAACGAAAGAATCAACCTTTGACGAAAAGGATTTTTCAAAACTAATTATTACTGAAAACTTTAAGACTAAAATTAAAGTAAAAGACTATTTTACTGAATTCTTTGAAACATACCCGGCATCCGTGTTGAGAAATGATGGATTAAAAGATTATCTACGAGGAGATATATCTCGTTGCAGAAAATATTACGATAAAATAGTGGGAAACAGTAAAACAAAACATGACCATTTAATGGATTGCCTTAAATTCGAAATCGAAACTCGAAAGAGAGGGAATTCATTGGGATATATGAAGAGAATGGCAAAATGGCTATTGTCTGAAGAATGGTTATTATATGATGAATTTATGAAAGATAAAAAGATTAAAAAACATGCGGGAGAAGTTTATGGTACAGCAATCGAGTAGTAAAGTACTAGGATACAGACATATATCAACTGCAACAAATGAAATAGTTGGTTACATCCAGGACAGAAGAACTAAGAAGGTAAACTCCTTAGCAACAAGATGGCCTAAATTCAACCGCCTAGCAATGGGCGGAATTGAACCAAATGCAATATATGCCATAGCTGGCGTATCTGGATCTGGAAAGTCATCATTTGTCAATACATTAGAAACTGATCTTATTGATTTAAATCCACACGAAAATATAGTTATACTATCATTCTCGTTCGAAATGCTATCAAGCAGGCAAGTAGGTAGGAAACTATCGTACAAGCTAAAGAAAACTACATCAGAGTTATATAGCGCCTCAGAAAAAGGCTTAATAACGGACGAAGAGTATGAGGGAATACAGAAAGAGGCAAAAACAATAATGAGTTATCCAATTTATTATGTAGATTCGCCAGGAAATGTAGCAGAAATAGCAACAACGATAAAATTCTTTCAAGATACTCTTGCTAAAGGGAAATGGCTAGTAGTCATTATAGATCACACCTTGTTAATTAGAGGAAGTGGTACTGGCGGAGAAAGAGAAATTATTGTGGATTTAGAAAAAGAATTAATAGGGGCTAAAAAAGTTGGAAAAACCTCTATCATACAAATATCGCAAATGAATAGAAATATTGAATCACCAGAAAGGTTAAACAATAGTTCATTGCATTACCCTCAGCGCAGCGACTTATCATCAAGCGACGCTGTTTTTCAAGGTTCGGATTATGTTATAGTTATACACAGACCTGAAGTCCTAGGATTATTATCCTATGGTTACAACAATCTTCCCGTAAAAGATTGTGTATACTTACATTTTTTAAAAAATAGAGAAGGAGATCTCAAGATATTGAAATTTATCAACGACTTGAAATACAACAATCTAAAAGAACCGGAAGAAGAAGAAACTGAAAGGCCCCAACAACAGTTAGAAATAAAAATTTAAAAAGAAACAAGATGAATAATCGATATAATTTTACAGTAACATTACCAACAAACAAGCAAGACAAATTCGGTTTGAAAAAAACAGCATTTGTAGAAACAGTAATTGCAGCTTGCCCATGGTTAACAGTAGCCGGAATTGATACACCATTTAAAAATATTCTTGGAAGAGATATTAAAGGTGTTGATTACGCTCCAGCAGGAAGCCATTTGACTTTTGGTACTAGTAAAACACACGATGTAAATTGGATTGAAGATTTAGACTATTTGAAAGATGGTCACAACATGCCAAATTACGATTTAATGACAGAAACTTCAGGCGCACTAAAACACCTGGCTTTATTTGCCCAAAATCACAAACCGGCCAAAAAGGAATTTGATATTTACTCGTCACATTCAAGCTGCCCACTTTGTGGAAATATCACCGATGTAGAAGAATTTGCTTCTTGTACAAAAGTTGGTTACACAATCGTCCCAAAGGCAATTAAATACCCAACATTCTATAGTATTAGAAAGCCTCAGTACGTAACTGAATATACTATTACTATCGAAAACATATTTGCATAACCCAAACATGCAGATGGAAAAACAAATACTTATCAAAACATATCAATTCTATCAAATAAAAAACCATCTGTTACTTTAACAAAGAAACAGTAAAATGGTTATACTACCAACAATAAAGAACATACCAAAAATATTAAATCCAAGATTCTTAGTCTTGTTTGGAAAGCCAAAAACTGGAAAAACAACATTATTGTCCACTTTAGAAAACTGCTTAATCGTAGATTTAGAAGGTGGATCTGAATTTTTAGAAGCAATGGCCGTTCAAGCCAGAAGTGTAGCAGATCTTGGAGAAATAGCCACAGCAATAAAAGCAAAAATTGCAGAAACAGGGACAAAACCATATAATTACATTGCAATAGATAATGCTACAAGATTAGAGGACATGTGTTTACCATATGCCGCTAGTCTATATAGACAAAACCCAATAGCAAAAAACTGGACTGGAACTGATGTGAGAACATTGGATAAAGGAGCAGGATATTTGTACTTAAGAGAAGCTGTGAAAACAGTAATAGACAACTTTAGAAGCCTAACAGACCATTTTATTCTGATAGGGCATACAAAAGATAGTCTAATAACTAAAGAGGGGCAAGAATTATCTGAGATGCAAATAGATTTGGTTGGAAAGCTTGGAGATATAGTTTGCGGAGAAGCAGACGCAGTGGGGTATGTATATAGAAAAACAAATGAGACTATAATTTCATTTGAAGGAGGAGTAAATTCAGTTAGAGAAGCAAGAGCACCGCACCTAAGAGGAAAGAAAATAGTAATAGCAGATTCTGACAAGGATAATGTTATTACAACCTATTGGGATAAAGTATATTTGCCAACTAATGATTAATAGAAAGATACAATTATGATATTCAGTACACAGAACGCTTATAACGTTGAGAAAAAAGACATTGCCTTCTTGGAAGGAGGTATTCACGAAAATGTAAGTTTTGTTAACGTAAGAAAAGAACGCTCAACAGGGGGTAATTTATTCCTTGAGTTCGAATTTGTAAAAAACGGAGCAAAGTTAACCCATACAGAATGGGAACCAAATAAAAGAACAGAAGACACAGATGATGAGTTTGCCACAAAAGCAAACAACCAAGTTGCAAGAATATTGCAAATTATGGGTGCTTTCTACGAAAAAGAAACATTACAAAATTATACTTTTAGTGAATTCGACGAATTGTATTCATGGGTTAAATCCCTGATGGATGCAGTAGACAAAGCCAAATTACTAAGAGTAAAAGTTATTTACGGAGCAACAGGGTACACATCATTACCCAAATATGCCAAATACACATTTATTGAAAGCATGGATATTCCGGCTGATAAATCGAAAATCAAACCTTTGAATATTGATGTATTTACACGACCAGAAATAGGAGACAAAGAGGTCCCAACAGACTCTGCCACAACAACATTCGGAACTCCAGTAGTAGCTGCAAAAGCATCTACGTTGCCTTTCTAAGTCGTAATGCAAATTATATGTATAGTACAAATACTGTCCTAGATAGAGTCGCAAAACCAAAATTAACCATGGAAAGTATACTAGAAAAAGTAACAGAATATGATATTTTTTCAAAATATATTGGTGATTTTAAAATAGGCTACATTTACAATAGTCCACTAAGAGAAGACAAGAATCCCTCATTTGGAGTTTTTGTGAGTAGAAAAACGGGAGATCTATTGTACAAAGACCTAGCAAGCGATGATTGTGGAAACGTATTTAAATTTGTTAAACAACTTAAAAAGCTGCAAACGTACGAAGAGACTTTGAAGACAATTTCAGATGACATGAATATAGGCAACTTAAAAGTAATGTTATCATCAGAAAACAAACGAAGATTAATTAAGGACACAATTATAAACGTAGTCAGAAAGCCACTAAATCTTACTGACATTAAATTTTGGAATAGCTTTGGAATATCTAAAGAAACTCTTAGGATATACAAAGTTAGTGCAATTTCTAAGTTTGTGATAAATGGGATAGTAAAAGGAGTATACAAGACAGAAAGCCCTTTGTATTGTTACAAAGTGTTTAATAAATTTAAAATATATAATCCTCTTGGGCCTAAAACGATTAAATGGAGAGGGAATTTAAACGCCCTGGACATACAGGGGTTTGAGCAGCTACCAGAAAATGGAGAATTGCTCATAATAACTAAATCGTTAAAGGATGTTATGGTATTAAGTGAAATGGGATATGACGCAGTAGCTCCTTCGAGTGAGAGCATTACAATCCCAGAAATCGTAATGAATAACCTAAAAAAGAGGTTCAAAAGAATACTTATTTTTTATGACAGAGACAAAGCCGGTGTGGAATATGCAAGGAAAATATCCAAAACATATAATATAAATGCAATCTTTATAAACAAAAAATATAAAACAAAAGACGTTAGCGATTTAGTTAAAGGACTGGGATATGCAAAAGCATTACAGATCTTTGACTCAATGGTTAATTAAAGGATGCCTAGGAAGTTCAGCAGGCAGAACAAACTTAATAATAAGAGGGAAACATATTCTCACTACAGTGAAGTCAGTCAACGATTCATTATTAGGTTGTGACATGGGTTCGATTCCCACCTAGGCAACAAATTGAACATAAGTTCAAATAGCTATCACTATTATTAACGTCATTAGCAGAAGGAGTTACCCTGTTAATCAAAAACAAAACATATCAAAATGAATATAAAAACAAACAGTGAAAATTATCTGATTAGTCCAATGGAGACTGAAAAACATTTCGGAATCAAGACGAGTAAATTTATCGTAA